GGACTAATGGCTAACAGTTCACGGAGCGTGTTTAAGCGCGCGGTGTTCATCATGCTACCACTTACAATGGGAGTCGTGTTTGACCGCCAAGGCGAGGTACTCTCCTCGTGTTTATGATGATGTGTTATCAACCAGTAGTTCAGATCCCACCAGGGATCCTCTCCAGCGTCGAGGCGCAAGCCCCGATGTGGTCCTAGCACATATTGTTCAAAACACTGCTTGTCAGTGTTCCAACGTATCAACTGCCGACTAGATTGCCTAATAACTTGCAGGGCTGCGACTTGTATGTCAAAGTCCTGCATGAATAAGGCACTAGAGATCTCGCACGATAGCGAAGTGGTTAGGTCAATCCGGGAGTCTTTATGTCTCCATGGATAGGCTTTAACCATCGTTGCTATCTCGGCAGCCGAGACCTGGAGGCACGTCGGGCACATGTCACTACGACTTGTGTATCCGACTATTCCCCAGGTCGACTCAATGTACGACCTTACGTGTGCAATCGTCCTCTTCAGGTGCGCGAACTTGGTAACCATACGATTATGGAACTCGATCAACTTGATCGGGTCCGTCGTCGGGTCCAACTCACACCGCAACCGCAATGGCGTGACCACTCGGCCTCTATAGGCGTCAAGGCCACACGACTCACGGAAGAAGCCTTTGTAGAACGACTTCCCAACATTGACCTTAAGGTTATGAGCCTCAAGGGATCCACACACTGCACTGTAGTACTGCGGGCGTGTAGCGACATCGTCGCCGAACACTCGTAGATTCCCACGTGCTAACGCACCCAACTCCCGTAAGGAAGGTGGTCGTGCTGCCGTCCCCCCACGAGCCAGCCATATGGCGCTCATAGAAGCACAACAACACAGAAACGAAAGGACAGGAAAGGTCTTCCCATCCCCCATTGGCGCAAACATCCTAAGTTTGTGTCTGCCGGGATGTCCAGGCAATTCAACAAAACTCGGACGTGTTCTTGCAAGGGCTAAATAATCTTCCCTATGCAAGAGGTATGCCATTAGTGGCAACGGAACTCTGTCACTCGCATCTTTGAGATCGAGTGTCGCCCACGATTTATCTATGCTTCCCAGCCAAGCAACCTCCTGTGAAGGAGCCTGCGAGGTTGGGTTGAAGCAATGCCTGACCCACGTACGACTAAGGGCCTCACGGAGTATCGACTCTTGGCCAAGTTGGCAGAAAACTGCTTCCTTGGGAGAGATGAAAACACCACGAGGTCCGCGATAGTCTTTTGGGACAAGCGCCAGCCGAGCCACGACATGTCGTTCTGACCTGTCGTAGTTGGAGGCCCTGTTGTATTCATACAAGTAGTCAGCGTTCGCAAAGAACGTTTCCCACCCATACTGTTTTAACAAGTCGAGAGGGGGAGAGTGCAGATAGTTCTTATCTGTACCTACTTCCCTCCCGTAGACTGCACCCGGACCATGTCGGCCACGCCCTCTAAGAGCGTTGGCACTAAGGTCACAATTTTGGAGGGTGCGGCGAACAATAGACCTAGTGAGCCTAAGGAGATCGCTATTGCGGTCGACCTTAAACTTACCCGTCTCTTCCTCGTTTTCGAGGAATTTCCTAATGTACTCATTTTCTTGAGTCGTTGTGGTGGAAGTTACTTCTATCTTCAATGGAAATGACAGAACCTGATAGACGTCGGATACGGCGGCGCTGAGAGTTGCTTGCCACGAGTACCAGTC